GCTCAGTCTTCGCCACCGCTTCGTGACTGTACCCTGTGAGCACAGCCAATTCAGCGCGTGTCATACCCTTCGCCAGACGCCACTCTTTCAGTTGGTTGCCTGTGATATTCATCTCAGTACCCCCTAGAATGGAATGCCGTCATCCGGCACTGCGACAGGCGGTGCATCGAATGTATCGTTGCGACCACCCTTGGGTTGACCTGCAAGGAACTCGTCTTCCTTTTCCTTCAGGGCCTTTGGAAACCACCAGTCAGCCACCTGAACTTGGCCAGTCTCGCCTTCCTCAGGTACCCCGGCTTCCATGTTCACCAGGCTTTTGGGAGCGTACAGCTTGATGCCATCCACCAGAATGCCGATAGCACGTTCGGTGATGCGAGTCACTTCCACATCAATGGTCATGTAAGTGTACTTCTTATTGCCCCCGGCACCTGCACGTTTCAAGTCCGATTCCTGCAACACCAATGCGTGGTTTGTGGCTGGCCGTCCGTCGACAATCATGACCGTCATATCCTGCCAAACAATCGACCCGTTCTCGAGCACATCCAGCACAACACCTTCTCTGCTGCCATACTTCGCAAAATCCTTGCGTTTCATACATCCTCCTCGACCCGGAATGTCCGGGTGCCAAAAAAGTAAGTTCCTTTGAGTTTCTTTCCGCTTCGCCGTTCCAGTTCCTCAACCAGGAACTTCCCCTCGGCAGCCCTGTCGATGGCAAAATTGAGGGGGAACGACAGTTTGAGTCCGCTCAACATCAATAAAAGTTCGCTGACCGGACGTATAGGTGGTAAAAGAGACATTTTATTGCCTCCTTCTGAACAGCAACTCGACTGTCAGCAAGTCCAACTTGAACTTGTTACCGTCCTTGTCCTGTCCAACGAAGTCCATGCCCTCCAGAGTAAACCCAGGGGGGCCAGACGTGGCCGCAAACGACTTGCGAATGCAAGCCTCCAAATCACCGTGCGTCAGGGTCATTGACCCCTCGGCACGAACCTGCTCGACATAATGCATACATGCACCTCCTGTTAAAAAAACGAACCCAACAATTCAAACAACCGCCCGGTGCCTCGAATAAGACCAAAAAAAACAATGAAAAATCCAATCCACCAGACACATTGACACAATGCGTAGACAGCCTTCACTTGACCACACTTGTGTCCTTAAGATACGCTTCGCGTATCTTTTATATCCTCCGACTCTGGCCTGTGTTTCAGGACTTCTTGGCGGTGCCGTTCGTTCCTGTAATTCTCGACATTGCATTCCATGCATACAAGTCCAGACCAGTACCCAAACCCAATTGGCCTCACGTTGCCGCAGTGACCACAGGTCCAGTCGCAAATGTATATCCCCCGGCCTGCATCCAACCGCTTGTTTGAAAGTTCAGCAATCACCGATTTCATGCGTCACCTCCCGGCAGTTCGAGTTGCCCATCGACCTCAGGGGACTGCGGGGTAATCTCCCGCGCACCCCTCCAGGTTTCAACAAGAACAGGAAAGCCCTTACTGTTAGACAGTTCGGTAGAGAACTCCTCCCACCGCGCCTGGCACTTGCCACACACCACCAGCATGCCGTGCTCACCCTTCTCTCCAAACGAGAACAGGGCTGCGCTGCGCTGGTCGAGGATGCGCCCACAGGCAGAACTGCGGGTCACTGGACCCTGACAGAACATGGCCCGCATAACCGCCATTTTCACAGATGCTCGGGCGACCTGCTTGGACACCCCATCGGCGTCCCCGGCCTGCCCAGCCATAACGCCATCCATTACAATCTCTTCAAAGCTGCTCATCTTACACCTCCAACCCCTCAGACATACTGACAATTCAGTTGTCCGTGGGTTTCAAAATTAAACTCACACCACCACCTGTACAGATACTGGTACCATGTGTCAACAAAGAAATCACACTTTCTTCGCATTCCATTCTCTCACGCTGTCCATCTCAGCCGTTGCAGTGGTTCCGACCTCAGTGAACAGACCCACCAGAAAAGCCTTCACTGGGCCGTGTTGGAGCTTGTCGACTTCACCTCGTGTCAGGTATGCCCCGGAGTTGCCAATCGCGTGTACGCGCAAATGCGTCTCGAAATCCTCAAGGTCGACATCCACTTCAATGGTTTCCAGGACCATTGGATAACTCAAATCGTACATTTCACACCTCCTACAGGTTCAGGACCAGCGTGTCGGCGCCGGTCAGGTCAAAATCTCTCACCTCGAACCGTTCCATCTCTTCTCCGTCAAGGAAGTTCCACTTCACCCACAGCAAGAAATCCTCTCGTTCGTCCTGGTCAATCTGGTAGACGTACTCGTTCTGGTCGTGTCTGACCCTTGCAAGTTCGCATGCCTTGTATTTGTCAGGGTTTTCACGCCTGAAAATCCGCTGTCCACCGGCCTTCGTTCTCTCAATGCACCGTTCTCCGAAATTCATTTCACACCTCCTAAACCATCATCAAAGCTAGCAAAATCCCTGCCATCGCGATGCCACCAAGGGCAATCTCAGCCCAGTCGTAAAGCGGTCCACGCAGGTACATTCTCTGGTCCTGTCGTTGTTTCCACGTTCCAATCATTTCACACCTCCTGTTTGTCGTTGTTTCCATGCTTTGGTTAACTCTTCCAGCCGTAGCAGTCAGGACAAAGCCACTCATCTTCGGCTCCGCAGGTTTCGTCCTCCGGTACTTCGACGCCGCACCTCTGGCATGGCGATGCGATAACTTCAGGTCGAGGCTCGCACCCAGACACAATGCGCATCCGCTTGGGGTTCCAAGGCCTGAACCACCCACCGCCATCGTCCGTTTTGAGCAGACAGACAGTGTCCGTGCCGCAGCGTTGGACTTCACAGAACGTGGCCTGGAACGTGGTCCCGTCTTCATCCTGCACTTCGACCCGACCCCGGAAAATCAGAGGATTTGTGGGGTCTTCCTGCTGCAACTTCACAAACTTCTCGTGGGTGTGTCCGCAATCGATGCACCCCCAGTCATCCGTATCCCGCCACCACACCCGGTCACACTTCGAGCACATAAGCCATTCATCCGATGAGAGATCCCACTGGTACCAATCCTCACGAGTGAACTTGACCCAGTCCTGAAACAGGCCGACGGCGTACTCGATTCTCTGGTCAGTGGTACACCACTCCAACCTTTCACTGTCCAAGAATTCCAAAATCCACGCCTGGAGGAGTTCACCGAGACGCACTTCATCAAAATGGACGTGGTGAACAAGCGCCCGGCCTTCATCTTTCCAAAGCGGGTTAATGGTCAGCGGGTCATGGTTTCGGGTCGTGTAAACTGCGTTGAAAATCCCCTTCCTGTATTCTTTCGGTAGTCTGTACATTTCAACCGCCGTCGTCTCTTCTCTTGCTCTCATTTCAAATCCTCCGAACATTTCAGAAAATAACTATCATCAAGCCAAATCCTGGCCTGCATTGTCCCCCCCTCGAGAGAGAGAGAGAGGGACTAGCAGACCGGAATCAGTGTGCGACGATTGCGACGTCCCTTGCCTTCAGTCCCTTGGCGTGGGCGTCACCCATACATAGTCCACAAGTCGCGCAGTCTGTTTTGTTTCCGGCTTCCTTGGATGCAGGGCATAGGACTTCACCCGGTTCACGTTCGGATACATTCCGGATGATTCGGAATGTTCGGTATCCTTTGCGCTTGGCGCGCTCGCGTTCCTCTGGAGAGTGGACGGATGCCATGTTTGTAGTCGCGGAGTGCGTCTCCCACTGGTGAGTATATCCAGTGAAATTCCGACCCGGGCGCAATGGCTCCCATACTGAATCCGGGACCGCAGCAGGGTCCCCGTAGGACCCAAATCGCACGGGGCGCCCGTCCAGCAATGGCACAACGTCAACGGATGGCGTGACGTGTAGGTCCCTGTTAGCCTTCCATGTTGAAAGGGGGGCGTGATGGACTTTCACGTAGCATCGCTTGGCGGATACCCGTTCGGACTTGGGGGTCGCGCTGAAAGTCAGGGGGCGCAAGGGACAGTTCCCGCATACACTGGAGTCATCTCCGGTCTTCTGTGCTTCGTTCGGGTTGATATCTTTCCGAAGGATCCACGTTTGGAGCATGTCCCCTGTCTTTCCGTTTTTTGAGGACTTAGCTAGTCCGGTCAAGAGTACAATAATCGGCTTGCCGTCCAGTAGGCTTGGACCGTCGTAGATTTTCACTGTGTTCATGTTCTTGCTGCTCATTTTGATTACCTCCAATTAGTTAGATTTTGAAAGGATGACGGAACCCCATTGCTCCGCCATTGCGTCAGCGATTCCGGCGAATGTCCGGCTTCTTTCTTTTGCTCGTTCCGGTCCCGGTGCCATTTTCCAAATGCGCTGCTCCCGTCCCTCGACGATGTCGGTGGGGGTCAATGGGGGAAGGCCTTTCAACCATAGGCAAGTCGCTTTCGTTTCACCGTGACCAAACTGCCAAGGTTGAATAATTTGGTCGGGCTTTCTCCATTCGGAAGACATAATGCAAATGGGGTTCTCAATCGCGACCAAGGGCGCGTCGCAATTCGCGAAGGCCATAAAGAATTCGATTGCACGTTGCTGTCGTCCGTCTGCGCGTTTCTCGGCGAACCATCGGGCACCACTCACAGCCAAGTGGGTGCATGGGGGGAAGGCGATAACGGCGTCCCACTTGCGAGAATTCAAGGCCTCGATTGCGTCTCCTTGAATATGGAACTCGGAGCCGTCCTCAGATGGCAGGATATCGCAGGAATAGGCATCGATTCCCATCGACCGAAGTCTGGACCGTACGGCGCCGCTATATTCACACGCGATTAGCACTTGTTTCATATCGTCCTCCTCAGTATCCCAGCCAAACAAGGACGGATTGCGCTTTGTAGGTTGTCTTGCTTCCAGTCTCTCGAAGGAATTGTCGAAAGTCCTCTCGAGTCTGCGAGTGGTGCTGGAATACTTTCCAGACGTCTTCTTGAGTTAGCGTGTGACCTTTTGCGCTTTCGTAGTAACTTTCCACTTCGTTGTCTCCTGTGCATGTGTTTATCGAGCCGTCCTCATATATATGTGATGTCAATAGTACGATCAATATCAAAAAAGACGGTTTCGGTTACAATCTCGAGCGGATTGAATGCCAGTACTAGCATAAGTGTACGGAATTGCTAGGGTTTTCCAGGGTTTTACGTGGGGTGATTTTTTTTGTGTTTTTTTGTCGTTTTTTTTGCTTGGGGGGGGTTTTTTGAAAAACAGGGGGATAAACTCGGGGGGTATATCGGGCGGATTTTCGGCGGGGATTTGGGGGGTTGAAATTTGAGGGTAGGGGGGAGGGCGTGGGGATTGGGATTCAGCCAGAACCGGGGGGACGAACAGGGAGCCCGGGGACCGGGAACAGGGAACAGGGACCGGGGACGGGAGGGAAGGGGGGACTAGACCGGGGGGGGGTATAGGGGACCGGGGTAGTGTTTCAAGGGGGGGGATATTCAACCGACACAACGCCCCAATGAATCCCCCCTACATGATAGTGAAATATCCAATGTTTCCGCGCAGTTACGGGTCACAAGGGGGGGTATGGGGGTAAAACCGGAAAAAAGCGCAGGAAGGGGGGGTACCCTTAGCCCGTACCCATTATGATATACATCTATGTACACGCAGTGTCTCCCCCACACACACACTTTTTACTCCCTCATCAACTCAACCCAAATACAAAAAACAATCGCCACCAAGGCCAATATCCGCCATTCCATAACAATCCTCCTGAGTTCGAGCAGATGTTTCGCTATTCACCGTCAATATACATCCCAAGACCGTCAATATACATGCCGTGACCAACATTATACATACCGACACCGGACTTTTATTTACCGGCATTATATTGTCGCAATCCTACATATAAATACCGCGACCGACAATAACAGTCCGCTCAGTTACACTATAGTCAGGTTGACCGGCAATATAGTCTGTTTTCGGCGTAATGCTACTGGTATTTTCAGCTACATATATATATTGGGTTGGACAGAGAGGGGGTACCCACTAAATATATATAATATGTATATATAGTATTTACATACATATACTATATAGTATATACATATATATATTATATTATATACCACACCCGAGGCCCCTTAACTCGATGCTATTCCAATAACCGAAGGTGTGGTATGTAATATTTCCTTCCTTATGAACCCATCCTCAGCCCGGAATCTTTTCGACCCCAATCTTTGTTCAGTTCTTGAATGGTGCTTGCTGGGCGGCACTGCTTTGTGAGATTCTCTGCCCATGATTGATTGTTCAAATGTGATATGCATGTTTTGCGAATCGAGCGTGATGAGTGTTCCTCATGCACTATTCTGTTTGAAAATGTCATATATTCCTGTAGAAGTGCGAGACACAAATGATGTATTAGTTTCTTCAGGTTGGACAGAAGGATACGAAGGGCGTTCGATATACGTCATGAATCCAGATACGAGCGAGTGTCAGAAATACCCTATGTCCTGGGTTAAACTAATAGTGAGTTAATTATGGCGACGACAGTAACATCATCCACACTTACTTATAGCCTGACTGAGTCATGCGAATTGGCGGGTTCTCAGAGAGGTTCATCATTCAAGAGAACAGTAAGTGATTCAGTTGTCGAATATTCTCGTATGGTGAGAAATCTTCAAGCGACAGCCGGATTCATGACAATTGCTTCATTCAGCACAACGCCTCTTTCGAGCGGTAGTTCGTTTGACATCGATGAAGTGAAATATATCCGAATCACGAATTTGGATGATGCTGTGTCTGTGTATTTGGCGATCAATGCCGAATTTGCGTACAGTACAACACTCACACTGTCTCCAGGCATGACATTCATGTTTGGCAGCCCAAAAGATGCCTATGCCGAAACAGAAGGCGTTCCAGGTCGAGATATACAGTCACTAAAAGTGCGCGTTCCGTCTGGCAGTGTCGATATTGAAGTCGTTGTTGGCAGCCTGTAAAAGGAGAATGAGATGAGTATGAGAGGACCGATTATTCAAGAACACGTCACAGACGGCGAACTGCAAAGTACGACTGTGGCTGAAAGCCTGACATACAACGTAAAGTCAGATGGCCGTGCTCTGCGAGTGTACGTTAAACTGGCGGTTGATACAGGTGGGTCGATTACAACGACTGTGAAGCCAGTGGCCCACTTTTCAACCGGGAAATCAGCGTTTGATTGGCCACTGATTACCGACTCGAAAGGAGAAGTGTTTCCGAATACCGGAACTGTGACTCAGACCACCACAGGTGACTATGAGTTCGCAATCTTTGTCTCCAAGACATTTTGCGCTTCAGAGTATGAAATCAAGATTGCCACCAATGTCGCTGCTCAAATCAGCGCAGTGTATGTCGTGACGGAACTGGTATGAAGAATGGCAAGTATTGGTATGATGGGCCTATGCAAGCAGTTTTTGATTTCATCGGCATCTGCTATATTGTTGTCCTCGTTCTTACCATTATCAATTATATTGGCTGTTCCAGGATTCAGCGCGACACTCTTAAATCTGCTGTTGTCTCTGTCTCTGACTGCGCTTTTCACACTTCTATGGCTTGCGCTTCCCAAGCGTTAGCCGGGTGCCCATCCCCATCTGATGGAGAAGGGTACGGAGAGTTTGGCAATTGCCTCGTAGACAAGTCCGCTTCGTGTTCTGGACGTGGGCTTGGCCTGTGCCTTCTGAAGGGCGTTGTGAACGTCGCTGGAAGCCTCAGCGTTGTCGGGGGCGGCGTTGGTTGCACGGGAAGCGAAGGAATTTCAGAGGTGAAGTCCTGCGTGTCTGATGTTACACTCGAGACAGAAGTAGATGCAGTGAATGCCGTTGCAGCCTGCTACAGACATGTTTGCATGGAGGGTCCAAATGCCACCCCGAAAGTCATCACCCCGGAAGAAAGCAGCGCCGAAGAGGGCAGTTTCTAAAAAGAGTCCCGCAAAAAAGGATTCCCGATTATCAAGAGCCGGTGTATCAGGATATAACAAACCAAAGAGAACACCCTCTCACCCTACAAAAAGCCATATTGTTGTTGCTAAAGACGGGAGTCAGGTTAAAACCATCCGTTTTGGACAGCAGGGTAAGAAAGTTGGTACCCTTTCTGGAACAGCCGGAGCGCCAAAGGCCGGTGAGTCAGAACGAATGAAAGCAAAAAGACGGTCGTTCAAAGCACGTCATGCAAAAAACATTGCGAAGGGTAAGATGTCGGCTGCATACTGGGCCGACAAAGTGAAGTGGTAAAAGGAGAGTTCGATGGCGAGTTACGAAGAATATTGCAAGAAACGTGGGATCCCATTCACGCCTCCAGAGCCACCAAAAGTGGTTCTCAAAGTTGTGATTGAAGACGAACCTGCGCCAGAGAAGAAACCGGCTGCGAAGAAAGCCCCAGCAAAGAAGAAAACAAGTGCCAATAAAAAGCCTAGCAAAGCGTAACTACAAAAAAGAATACGCTCGTGACCATTCTTCTACGGCGGCAAAAAAGGCGCGAGCAAAGAGGAATGCCGCGAATCGAATGCTGAAGCCAGGCCCCGGCAAAGAGGTAGACCACAAGACGCCTTTGAGCAAAGGTGGGTCCAACAAGAAAAGCAACCTGCGTGTTGTTTCGCGTTCCGTCAACAGGAAGAAGGGGGCGAAGACAACCGCAAAGAAGCGCACAACAAAGCGCAGAACTACAAAGAAGAGGTAAGAGATGCCAGGTCCAATGCGTGGTGGAAGAGGGAAGAAGGCTGTAGCCAAGTCCAAAAAGAAAGTGAACATGAGCAAAAAAGCTGTGTTGGCTAAACTGAAAGCATACAAGCCAAAGCGCAAAAAGAAGTAATGGCGTACACAAAACCAGCCCTTAGGCAGCGCCTCAAACGACAGATTACAGCAGGCTCGAAAGGCGGAAAGGCCGGGGAGTGGAGTGCGCGTAAAGCCCAGATGCTGGCTGCTGCGTACAAAAAAGCTGGTGGTGGCTATACAGGCGCCAAGACGAGCGGTCAAAAGTCATTGTCGAAGTGGACGAAAGAGAAGTGGACCACATCAGACGGAAAGCCTGCCATCCGAAAGACATCCTCTGGAAGCACAGTCACCAAGCGGTATCTTCCAAAAGAATCCTGGAAGAAGCTGACTCCTGCACAAAAAAAGGCTACAAACGCCAAAAAAGTGGCAGGTTCCAAGAAAGGAAAACAGTTCGTGAAAAACACGAAGTCTGCTGCAAAGGCCAGCAAGACCGTAAGGAGCAAGCGCGGGAAAGCCTAGTTATTGCCCGAATCTGGCTTGCTACAGCACCAAATAAATAATCAGCAGTGTCCACAAACAATCACTCCTTTTCTTTTCAAGGGTTGACGCTGAGCTTTTATGTGTACTACTGTGCGTAAAAGGAGGTGAGAGGGCAATGGACGATAATAAGAAAGACATTTTGTTGTCTCGCGATGTTGGAACATTGCTGATGAATGTGAATCGCCGGGCAAAGGCTGCGCTTCATCAGTATGCTCAGGACCATGACTACGACAGATATACGCTTGCGGACGCGGCGGCCTTGAAGGGGGAATCTCCCAACCTGATGTGGAAGACGATGCGGTTCTGGGGAAATTCCAATCCAACATTGTTGAGCTTGGCGCGATTGGCCGATGTGTTGAATGTTGATTTTGAATGGCTGCTTTGTGGAGACCCAAACAAAATCAAATGGAGGTGATATGAAGCCAAAGGGGATCCACAGTGTGACAGATGATGAGTTGTACTCAGTCATGCGTCCATTCGTGCGAGTAATTGGAGATCATTGGGCATTTGAAGTTGGTGTCGAGGAGGGCGATCTGCTTGAGATGGGACGAGAGCTTGAGAAGCTATTCGTTGAGAAGATTCTTAAGCCAGCATTGGAAGGTGAAGTTGAAAATGACTATTGAGCCGAAAAGCTACCTTGAAAAGAAAAGTCCACACGCATTTTTGGATTTTGAAAACTCAGCGATCGACCTTGAGGATGCCGTGATTTCCTTCGGAAATTGGGATCGCAGCAATTTGAAATGGAATCAGGCGTATCTAACAAGCAATGAGACAAAAGCTCTTTGCTTGTCGATGGTTACATATTTTAAGGCTTATGACCCAGATTTTGCCGGGCAATTAGAGAGCGTTCTTGTTTCAGGTAAAAGGACACCACGAGGACTACCAGAGGAGAAACTTCCCCAAAGTAGTTAGTGCAGGTCATGAAGGTGAAGAAGTAAGAGTCTGAAGAACCAGAATCCCCGTCTCAGTCAATTCGTACACCCGGCGGTTGTTCTCGCCAAGTTTCGTCTTCACAATTCCATTCTTGCGTAGATTCCCGGCAATAACGGCAAGCTTCTGAGGGAGTGGCGTTGGGCCATCCTTGAGGTAACGAACAACGTCCATTTGCTTTTCTGTTATCACTGGGGCCGCTGGAGTATCGGGTTTCTTTTCTTCGACCTTTTTAGACTCTACTCGAGGTTGGTTCCATATCTGGATTGCAGCATCCCGTTTCTGTTCTGGACTCAGGATGAGCATGGACCGCAATTTGCGGACTTCGTCTGTGGTGGGGATTGTGCCAATCCTCTTCAAGATTTCGTATCGAGCAGGATGGAACCTGGTCTGAGCGATGATGTCCCTGTCCGTAAAACCTTTCTCGAGCAATCGCGTAATGTAAAAGTGAGCCTTTCTCATTTTATTCTCCAGTAATCGCGTATTTTCGGCCATATTCGGCGATAAGTAAGCTGTCTGCCTTGTTATGGTGTTTTTTCAAAGATAAATCGACATTTGGGAAAAGATTCGTAGCAACTTGGCGACTTTTCTCTTTTGTGTCACTGCCAGAAGCAAACCGCAAAAACATCTGCTGCCATTCTTTCGGGCGAACGGATAACACTGACCAGTCCATTGCATAAGCAATTGCCTCAAGCTGGCCAAACGACCTCCCAAAAGAAAAGGTAGACGAAACACCCTGCTTCGGCATTGCGTGAACGCGCTCAATGCAACACAACGCGGAACTCACCCCAGTGTAATTGCGTAGCTTGGTGACGAGAGCGCGGACATTGATGCTGCGTTTGTGTTTGTCCATAAGAACAGGAACTTCAAAGCTCGCCAATGGAGTCCCATTGGAACGCAGAATTGATACAGCGCCGTTCACTCCTGGGTCGATTCCAACAAAAAAATCATACATAATCCACCTTATACTGTTGACAGACGACAATAAAAGTCCGATAAACGACAATATAACACGGAGGTGAGTTCTATGGAAGTGGAAACACTTGTTGCAGATATAGAGAAGCGGAAGGAGGAATGCCTGCATCAGATAAAGCAGAGGCATGATTACCACATGTATACGCTGTCTGATGCTTGTCGCGAGTCTGGTGAGTCGTATGAGTCAATTCGCAGGATCTTGCGGAGTGACAATCCAACCGTCTGCTCTTTGGAGAGAGTGGCCAGAGTTCTCGGAGTGACTCTGCGGTGGCTGCTTTGTGGAGATGTCTCGAGGATTGAATGGAGGGCAGACAATGATGGACTTTATTAGTCGAAAGCTGGATGAGATTGAAGTGCTACCAGCGAGCGCGGCAGGCACTGAAGAGTGGGTGCAGATGCGTCGAACTGGAATCGGCGGGAGCGATGTTGCGGTTGTTCTCAACATGTCGAAGTGGAAGACCGTCTTGCAGTTGCTGAATGAGAAGCGGTTTGGGGCTGACAGCGATGTTGGGTTGCCTGCTGAGATTGGCTCATTTATGGAGCCATTTCTCAGAAAGAAGTTTGGCGAACGAGACGATGTGAAACTCCTCGAGCGCGGGTGTGGGACGATTCGTCATGCGAAGTACCCATTCTTGGTCGCAAACCCGGATGACTTGGCGACTGGCGAGCATGGTTGGTGCGTTGTCGAATATAAAACGACTGGGCTGTACAACAAGAAATACTGGAAGGACGGCAAAATTCCTCCGTACTACTGGGCGCAGGTCCAATTGTACATGCAGGTAATGAATTCTCATTTTCCCGGTGATTTCTTTGACCACACGAGAGTGGTTGTTCTGTTCGGCAACACAGGAATTGAGGAGCGCATTGTTGCGAGAGATGACTTTTGGTTCCACAACACGGCACTTCCTGCGCTGAAGTCGTTCTGGAGTGCTGTGGAAAGTGGAGACAGTGAGTTGTTTTGGGAGCAGGCTGCTGCATCCATTGATGGGTCCGAGGCGACAACAAAAGCCATCAACATGGCGTTTTCTGACGCTGAAAAGACGGATGATGTTGTTGAACTAGATGGCAACGTGGACTTTATTTTCGCGCAGTACGATGCCGCCAAGCAGGACTTTGAGTCCGCAAAAGAACAGTTTGAGTCTGTGAAGAACAAGCTGAAGGTCGCCCTGAAAGACACTCAGAAGGGGCAGACTGAAAGATATTCTGTTTCATGGCCGCTTATTGAGGCGAAGAGTCGTCTTGATACATCGGCACTGCGAGAGAATGACCCAGAGGTGTACGAGAAGTATTTGAAACCAGGTTCCTCATATCGAGGCGCCCTTACAGTGAAGGAGAGATGAGATGACAGCACGTCAGTACGAAATGGCTATTTTGCAGAGAGAAGAGAAGATTGGACTTATGCTTCCAAACAACCTGACCAAGGCGTCTGGGTATGTGAAGAAGTTGGCGTTTGAATGCGACCTGATGGTGAAGAACAACCCAGCGTTGGCGAAATGCGACCCAATGACCGTTATGATGGGAGTTGTGCAGGCAGCGTCGAAAGGACTGTCTTTTACCGAAGGCGATGCATTCCTTGTTCCATACAAGAATCATGCAGTCTTCATCCTGTCTGCACGAGGCATTGCAACAGTCTTGTACCGGACTGGTCTTGTATCGAAAGTGAAGTGGGGAACTGTTTTTGAGAACGACCATTTTGAATACAGCGAATCCGTTGGAGAGAAGGAGTTTATCACGCACAAAAAGGCTCTCAAGAACAGGGGCGGTCTTGTGTGTGCATACGCTGGAGTGGACATGAAGGACGGCTCCAGTCACGTCTACGTTATGGACTACGATGAACTGATGAAGATTCAAAATGCATCTCCAGGCGGGTCTGATAAGCGCAGCCCATACCAGATGTGGCCGGAAGAGATGTACGGAAAGGCCCCAATGAAGCGTTTGTTTAAGCGACTTCCAATTGATGGCTTGACCAGCAAGGAGGTGGCGAAGGCCATTGACGATCTCTCGCAGGACCGCGTTTCGTTCCGGGATGTGGGAGAGTCTCCAGTGAGTTTTGATGATGACCTTGTAGACGAAATGGAGACTGCGGAGGTATTGGATGCAACGGCATAGGGTGTTAGCTTGCGCTTCAGCGTCTGAATTGGAACGCGAACTCAATATTGCTGCACGGGACGGGTTTGTCCCGCAGAAGATTGAGATGATTCCAAACGGGCTGTCTGTGGTGTTTTTTGCACATCTTACGCTAGAGCAGCAGGAAGCGGTGGCAATGCAGCCGCCGCAACCTGCATCTCCTCCATCTCGCACGAGGGTCAAAGCAGAACGGAAAGAGCAGTTCCCGGTGGAAGACAGGAAGGAGATATTTGACGCTTGGGCAGAGGCGTTTAAGAAACCCAGGACGAGATATAGAGCAGGCTCAGACAGGGATAAAAAGATCGTGAAGGCTCTAAAGCAGTACTCCAAGGATGACCTGATGAAGTCAATCAAAGGCCATTCAATGAATGCATGGAGGCACGGAGAGCCAAACAGGAATGAACTCGCAACGCTTCTACGGCATGAGCAGAACATAGAAGCTGGCATGGAAATTTTTGATAAAGGAGGCATCAAAGATGACTTTGAGCGAACTGCTAAAGGAAATCGCACAATCGACTTCTCACATGACAACGGAGGTTCAAGAACCTTTGACTCCTCGGTGCGGAATTTTACTTCCCGATAACACGCGGTGTGATGAGGAGCAGAGTGAGTTTGAATACGAGCAATTTGGTATGAAATACAAGTCCGTTGCCCCATGCATGAAATGCAAAAGCATTTGGAACATGCACAATGCATTTGGATTCATGGACGAGGATGCATTCGCGGCAAAAGAGATGCAGGCTGCAATATTGGGGAAGCTCAATATGGATGTTCAGAAAACAGACTCGAACAAAGTGGCGAGGCAGGCATTGCGGGGGCTAATAGGTGGATGCGGTAAGAAGGAGTCTGTCGTATTGGCTGGCCCGACTGGAACCGGCAAGACATTTCTGGCTGTGCATGCATTAAAGACATGCATTCAGAAGTGTGGAATCAGCGGACTGTATGCGCCAGAGCATATTCTGGTTCGCGCTTACAAGGCGTCAAATGACTTCCAAAATGTCACGAGAAAGAAGTGGGGCGACAGTTTTTTGCAGTCTGCAAAGACAGCTACGCTTCTTGTTCTGGATGATTTTGGGCAGAATCGAAATGTTACGGATGGGGCCTTGGACGCGATTGAGCAGATAATAATGTACAGGTACGACGCTGGATTGCATGTGATTCTTACATCGAATCGCGATGCAGGAAGGTTGGCCGAGGAACGAGGCAACAGAATTATATCGCGACTCCGAGGCATGACTGGTGATAAGTTTATTGTTCTTGGGGGGTCAGATTGGAGGGGTGCTAATGAGCAATGATGAAAACAACCCGACGGAGAGCGCAATGCTCCCGGCGCAAGTGAGGGGCCAATCTCCTGAAGTAATTGATGCGTTTGTCGCTCAGAAGTTGCAGCAGTTCAAAGATGCCCTAGAGTTCAGCGATGCTCAGCAAGACCCAATACGGGCTGCTATTGCTCTCGAGAACCTTAAGCTTGCCATTGACCCGCGAATAGACCAGGCGGAGGTCAGAAGCAGGTCTACGGCTCTCCTGAATACAATTAAGGTTCTTGGAATGGACCGGGATATGACAAAAGTATCGACGGACAAACAGTCTGTCGAATCAGCACTGCAAAAGCTTCGAGAAGCAGCAGATAGAGGTATTTATGCGGCTGGACGAACAATTCAATCGAGAGTTCCAAGCTCATCTGAACAGGTGTCTTCTGGACAGGAGGTATTACTTCGCCAGCCACCTGAACGTGGTGAGCGAAAAGGCCAAGTTGGTCCCGTTCGGGGAACTTTTCCCGACACAGGCAAAGATTCAGGACGTTATAGACAGGGATCTGGAAGAGGGACGACCCACGAGATTGATTATTCTGAAAGCGAGGCGTCATAGGATTAGTACCCTGATGGCGGCAAATATTTTCCACGGGTGCGTGTTTAACGAAAACAAACGTGGATATATTGTTGCACACGATGTCGATACGACGGATGCTTTGTTCAAAATGCACAAGGTGTTTTACGAGAATCTGCGCCCTGAATTTGCGCCGATGGTGCGACTGTCAAACCGAAAGGAATTGTTGTTTGAAAACCCCGATTCAGTTGAAAGACGCATCAACCCAGGACTCCGGTCGTCAATCACAGTCCGGGCAGCGTCGTCAGGTGGGAAGAAAGTCGGAGCAGAGCAAGGCGCCGCTGGTGTCGGTCGCGGAGACAGAATCGATTTTCTTCACGGTTCTGAAGTGGCCTTCTGGGCCAATGGAGAAGAAACTTTTACTGGATTTGCACAAGCAGTCCCCGAAGAGCCTGGAACTATGGTTGTTTGCGAGTCCACGGCAAACGGCATGGCCGGTTATTTTTATGAAGCGTGGATGCAAGCCACAGAAAGTGATGACGGATACACGCCAATTTTTATTCCTTGGTTTGAGCACCCCCATTATAGCGGTTCCTATGTAGCCAGAAATAGACCTGAGTGGGCGCCTGCTTCTGATGATGAAAAGAGAGTTGAGGAGTGGCGCGGTTGCATGACCATCGAAGACCATGCTCGAGCCGAAAAGATAGCCGGTGAGCTTCGCCTCGATGAAGAAGAGGAAATGCTACTACAGCGCTTCCCGATTAGTTGGGACCAGTTGTTGTGGAGACGCTGGTGCATTGCATTCCGGTGCAGAGGCAAGGCAGAGGTATTTCACGTTGAGTATCCGTCGTTTCCTGAAGAGGCGTTTGCAAGTTCCGGGACTCCGCGATTCAACAATCAAAAACTGCGGGTGTGGGTGGAGAACTCTGCGGCGCCAGCCTCGTCAAATCTTGAGGTGGATGACGATTACAACTGGGCTGCCGAGGCATGGAAAGTGCCAACCATCAAAACCAGGCCGACCGTTCGTGGGTGGCTGAATATCGTCGAACCGCCTCAGCCGGGTCACAGCTATGTGATTGGTTCGGATACTGGGCATGGAATAGGCAAGGACAGTAGCACTATTGTGGTGTTCAATAGGACTACAAGGCGGTATGTTGCGTATTGCAAAGACAATAATATCAAGCCAGATAAGCTCGCGGAATACTTGGTGTTGTGCGGCCATTATTACAATACGGCGTATTTGGCCCCAGAGTTCAATGGGCCTGGTGTTTTGACTACACATCTTGTGTTGCAGTCTGGGTACCCGAAGCTGTACTACTCGCAGCGGTTCAACACGGCAGCGCAAAAGTGGACCGACCAACCGGGATTTTCGACGGACCAGAAAACTCGTGGTCGAATCATCGACATGTTTGACGTGGCGATTGAGAACGACCAAATAGAAATCCCCATCAAAGCAATTCTTGATGAAGCGCTCACTTTCGTGTTAGATACCAAGAAGAAACGTGCAGATCACCTCCCTGGGTGTCACGATGACTTGCTGTTTGCTGCAATGATTGCGTACTTTGTAGACGGTCAAGTCCCAATGGACGCAAAGGTGGTCGAGACAAAAAGAGTTCTTTCGTGGGGGGCAGGACCACCAAGGGCGCCAGATGACTTGAATCAAAGCGAGCTAAGTCTCGAGGACTTGGACTTGCTTTTCATGTGAGGTTCTCATGGCTATATTTGCTGACCCATATGCCTTGACAGACGAAGAAAAACGCAGGCAAATGGCTGCACAGGAATTCTTCAAGCAATCTCTGCCAGTAACGCGATACAGTTACAACGAACAGCCCCAGTACAGCCCACTTCGTATGCCATCTACTGAAGCAATGTATGGGGATCCCGCGACGTTTGCAGGCGCCGGTCAACTTGAAGAGGCACAATCTGGTTATATGAGCCAACAGCCTATGGGTCGGCAAGTCCCATACAGGCGAGAGCAGTACGTTGCCAAAGACAAAGGTGATGGCAAGAATAAAACTCTTGATGCAATCATGAGTTTTGCGACAGGTCTTGGCACAAAAGCTTTAGACGTTGCGCTTCCAGGTGCAGGAACTGCTGCTACGTTTGTTAAAGACGCCGCGACGACTGGTGATGTAAAGGGTGCAGCGATGTCTGCTGCTGGCGATCTTGCTGGCGGTGCTGCTGGCGATGTTTTGAAGAAAAGCCCAAAGACATCGGCAGCAAAGAAAAGCTCTATTAGGTCGTATTATGATACGGACGAGTACAAGGCGCTATCGCAATACCCAACAGTGTCGTTTGATGAGTTTAATACGCTTTCTGCAATGAATCCTGATGAAAGGAAAGTCGAACAGTCGAGAATATCTGACAGGGCGATGGCGCTTTCGTTGGCCCAAGATCCTCAAGCAGGACGTGATGCGATTCGTTTGAACACACTTACTCCAGAGATGAGAGCGCAGCTTGGAGCGATTGGCAGAGCGGGTCTATCCGCTGTGGATGAGAATAAGGGGCCGGAAGCAATGCCGTTCCGAGTTGACCCTGCAAACCGAGCGTACTACGCTGAATTGGCATCTCTTGCTGCGAAACCTGTTCAGCCAGCGCAGATTGCAAGCCCAGTGCAAATGGCAGCGCAAGACCGAGGTATGGGTGGATTTGAGAAATATCCAATCGTTGAAAAATCGCGAGGATTCAACTCATACCCAATTGTGCCCAGAAGCGCAGCCTCGACAATTCCGTCTGTCCCGGCAGTGTCACGAGAAACCATAACATCCCCGCAGCAGATTGCGGCACAAGACCTTGTTAAGCAGTCGGTCGGCAGATCTGATGTGAGAGACTACTTAGACACTGTGGCCATGTTTCCACAAGACGATCCTGTGGAACTGGCGCGAATGATGCGTCAGTCTGGATTTAATATACCAGCAAGAGATGTCATGAAAGCGCAGCAGAGTCGGCTGCCAAGGCTTTCGGCCTCTGACGTGATAAATTACCAGCCGATGTCAGACGCTGAGATGTTGCGGCGAATGCGGAGTGATTTCCCAGATGACCCAGCGGCGGTTGCAGAAGCAGCAAGGGCGTTTGGAATTCAAATCCCCCAAGCTGGCCTCACTGCAAACTTGTTGGAGAATGCAGCGCAGTACCGGCAGCCCGTGGAAATGCAGAACGCATTTACTCCAGCGCAAACAGCTAGTGCTCCAAGCGGAGCACCTCTTCCATCCGCTCAGCCGACGCGAGGGTTTCAAGCGCTTGGTCAGCAAGGAATGAGAAGATCGGCAATGGGGCAAATTGGAGCAGGGCAGCGTATGGGAATTGACGCTGGTCCCCCGCAGCA